GGGTGTATTGTTGATTTCCTACTTAATTTGGCATACTAAGTCAGAATCGCTGCAACGATCCCAGGATTCACTCCAAGTTGTTTATCTTTTCCCACATTTTCTTCGCCGCCTCGTGTTTTGCTTGCTTCTTCGATATGCCCACAGCTTCCGTCTTATGTTCTAAGTAATAACATGTAATCTTAAAAGCGAACGAGTTCGCTTCAAGCACTTTCTCATCTTCATAGAGAGGAAAATGGATTTGTTTTCTCTGTGCGTCAATATTTAATTGTGAAATGTAGTCAGGTCCAGGATTTGATTCAACACCTTCTCTAGTTAGATCTCTTAACCACATGCTGTTCTTAACGGTTGAAATGAAAATTGGGTCATCATTCAAAACAAGCGCATGCAATCTTTCATACCATGTGTGGTAATTTATTGATACGAAGGCACCCCGTGCGCTATCAAATGGTCTGACCACCTCTCCAGTTTTCCATTTGTTTCTCATTCTTTCGTAATCTGCACCCGTCGTTATTGGTTGATATCCTCTTTTCATTAGAAGTGAGAATATCGATCTCATTGGAAGACAATTTACGCACAGCTGAATCTTCGGTTTGATGTCTTGGAAGTCCGGATTTTTCCATGTGGTTGGATGTGCTTCATAGTAAGATATTTCCGATTGACAGATTTCACATAAATGAATTTTGCCTGGGTTGACTGTTGCTATTGGCATGTCTTGGTCACAGAAAGACAGATATGCGATATGATCTGGTCCAGTAGTCGTTCCAGCAGCAACTCTCAATTTCCCGCAGCCACATCTGTTGAATTTTGTTCCAACCATATAATTTTTATCGTTCCCATCTCTACTCTTTGTTATGATCATTTTGACTCCGCATGGTATAAAGATTTTTGCTTCAGTCGCCAATTGTACTCTTGAATTTAATGCATCATTCAGATTCTCTTCATTCGTATAGATCGGGTGGATTGCGGTGCAAAAATGTTCTTCCATCTTGCCACATATATCATGCAACATCATCCTTCCGCCGGAGAAAGCTGGTTCTTCCATCCGTCTTCCTGGTGTCTCCGTCTTAACGTGCACAAGCTTACCAGACCGCGCTGCTTTTGTTTTGTTAATTTCTCTAATCGCTTTGTTTTCATTTTTCCAATCATATAGTTGTAGTACGTCTTTTGGTCCGGTTTGTGGAAACAAAGCAAACCATCTTTCTCTCGCCGTCATGTAATCTAATTTTTGGTTGTAAGCTGTTCCTAGTTTTTTTGATTTTAGAGTGGACAACATCCTGCTTTCCTTAGTATCTTCCAAACCAGCCGAGAAACCAAAAATTTCC